GTTCTCGCCACGCGCCCATTCGCCAGTGGCGGTTGCGCGGTTGGCATCATCAGCGGCGTTGCGTGCAACAGCCTCATCAACGCCAGTGGCATCATCTTGCACCATGCCGCCGTCAGCATATTTGCGAACGCTGCACTGGGCAATCTTTGAGTGAAGAGTCGAAGAGCCAGAGCCAATCTTGCTGTGCATCGACGATGGAGCGGAGCTTCCAGTCTTCTTGAAATTCTGTTTTTGCCAATCGGTCATTTCATGCGCCTTTCTTCATGGATGGCTTGCCAGCCTTTGCGCCGTACTTTTCAGCAGACAGCTTGCCGGTGGCCAGAGCCTTACCAGTCGCGGCGAGTTTCTTGGCGGGAGTTTTCTTCTCGCCTTCTTTTTTCTCTTCGACTTGTTCACGCTGCACGTATTGCTTGGGAGAGACCTTGCCAGAGCGAACAGCTTTGGCTTCGGCCATCTCTTCTGCCTTGGTGTCCTTGCCCGTGAAGGGCTTGGTCACTTTGCCGCCATTGGCGAAACCCGCAGGGATAACGCCTTTGGCTGGTTTGATTTTGCGCGCGGTAGTGCTCATTGAATTGCCTGTTGAGGTTGAACGGTATTTACTGGAGGTGGGCCGCCAGCATCACCGCCCGGGGCGGGTAATGCAGCTTGGCCAGCCTGTTGCTGTTGCGTTGCTTGCAGCGTTTGCATTGCATCTTGAATCTGTTGCTGCTTGAACTTCAAAGCCTCAACAGTCGGAACCAACTTGTCGGTGTCCATCTGCAAGCCCTTAGCCAATTCACGCAACAGATACGCGCGGCCTTCCGGCCCAACGATTTGCAGGTCAACAGGATTGTTCGTGGCAGCCAAGAATTCGTTGCGACGAACTTGGATTGCTTCACGAGCCAACAGACCCATAGCGCCTTTGGCCACAACCTTGAAGTCGCCTTTGATGTAAGGGTCGGGGTTATACATCATGTTGTGGATGTAGAACCGCTTCACCACCATCTCGACCACCCGGTCAACTTGGCCAATCGCTGTCTTGATGCCCTTAGCTGCGTTGTCCATCAACATGGACAGACCAGACGCTGTGCGACCTGCGCCTGAACCACCTGAGCCACCGCCGTAGATGTAGTTCGGAATGCCCGTCACTTCATCTGCTTGCTTGGCAAACTGGTTGTAGATGCCCATCAATTCGGCAGCCTTCATCTCTGGCATGAAGAAGCGCACACCCGGTTGGTTGCCGCCCGTCTTGTCGGAGGTTGTCTGCCAGATTTTCCAAGGGTACATCTGGGTCAGGTCTTCGCCATCAGCCAAGCGGTCAACAGCCACTTCAACTTGGGGGCCGGAGCCGATACCCATGTTGTTGGCCAAAGCGCGAGCTGAGGAGTTGCACATGATTTGCACATCACGCATCACCTCTGGCAATGCAGTACCCCAGAATGCACCGGGGATGTTGCGCCATGAAGCGATTTCGTATGGGCGCTCGCCAAGCGGGTCGGGGTTGAGCACACACTTGATGGTGAAGCCAGCAATCTGCCAAGCATTCACTTCATACACAGCGCGCGGGTCAATGCCCTTCATGCCCCACTGGATGAGCATCTCGCCCATCACAGGCCCCCAGAATTCGAGAGCCTCAATGATGTTGTCGTTGTAGAGGCGCGAGTGATACTTGCCCTCTAGGTTGTCACGTTGTTGGTCGCCGTACTCAAAGTAGCGGAAGCCTTTGCCAGCGTAGCGCTCAAGCACTTGGTCAATCTCATTGTCTGAGTAACCGGGCACGCCCTTCATGGACTCCAAGGTTTTGACCGTCAGCTTGTGGCGTTGGATGATGAAGCCATCATCGACGTTTGAAGCATTGGGACTTGGGAACAAGTCGTAAGGACTGACGCGCTCAACCTCGCGGAAGAAATCGTTCGTGACGATAGGCGTGAAGTTTGGCCCCCACTTGAGCTTTTTCTTCTTGCGAACAGACGGCCCTTTGAGAATCGCTGTTGGGTAAGTCACGAAGTCGTCGATGAAGTCTTGCATCGAGCGATGGAAGCCACCCTCGTGCAGTTGGTCAGTGATGACACCGGCCATGCGCTCGGCAGTTTCTTTGGCCTCTTCGCGCAGCTTCAACAGAATCTGGTCATGCACTTCGCCCATGCGTTGACGAAACGCTTCTGGGTGCAGTTGTTGGCCAGCCATCACATAGGCTTCTGCCTCATGGCGAACGAAGTCGATGATGGACAGCTTCACCTCTGGAGGTAATGCTGGCTCTTGCGATGGCTCAAGGTCGAACGGGCGCGTGTTCTGGAGCATCACGTCTTGAATCCAAGACTTTGCACCAGCGCACTTCACGTCCGTAATCATCATAAAGATGTCGGAGCCACCAGTCTGTGCGATGTCAGCGGCTTTATCAGGGTCGTACTCACCACGGCGTTGACGCTCGCAAGCGAGCAGACGTTCCGTGATTTGTTGCTTGGCGAATTTCGCTTTGCTCCAGCACGATGTGATGTGACCGGAAATACCAGACGCAATCAGGTCGGAGTTGTCCATGCCCGGAGTTTGGGCTGAACTCACGTCTGCTTCGACGGGAGAGATTGCCTGATAAACATCGGTCATATTTTTAAGTCCAAGCCTTTGATGAAGCCTTTCCAATCGAGCGAGCACGCGCAGACTTCACGTTACCGCCACGCGCTTTCATGCACAGATACTGCAATGCGTCGTGAGGGTGACTGAACTTGTCTTTAACAGGTCGGTCACGGTAGCGTTCGCCAGCAACTTTGAGTCGCTCATAGCGGTAGCCACCAATCAAACCTTTGCGGAGTGTTCGGCAATTAGGAGACAACAGAAACCCCGGCTCTCCACCCGCCATGCGAGTGAGGAAGAACGCAACAGATTCGCGTCGGGGAATGAAATCGTTTGTAGATGCTGGCTCTGATGCAATGCCAGCTTCGAGCAGCTCCTGATAACAGGTGCGCTCATCGGTTGCAGAACGGCTCACACCGGCAGGGTCGCCAACAGAGTCGAACCGGCAACCGGCGTATTTGTTCATCAGCACAGGCTTCACGACTTCCGCCGCAAACTGTCTGATACCCATGTCCTCGGCAACGAGTTCATCAAGAATGACGAGCTGACCTTTGGGGGTCATCTGGCCAATCACACAGGCTGGAGTCAAACCAAAGTCCCAGCCCAGATAAACCGGCAGCATGGGGTTTGGTTCAAGCTCGTGGTCTGCGACATGAATCTTGTCGTTGTACTCGGGGTACACAGGCTTGCCATCAGCGGTAGTGCCGTACTGACCAAGAACGAAAATCTTAATCCAGTCGTCGGTCTTGCCGCCAATCATGTTCAGGTAGTAGTCATACCCCTGAGTCAAGTTGAAAATGTTTTCAGCAAGCGGGTTGGGTTCGTAGTGAACATCTTCGCCGTCTTGCACTCGAATCAAACCACCGGGTTGGTCAAAGAAGTCCCAGTTGTCAGGGCGCTCTTCTTCGGCGAACTTGTAATACCAGTGGTCGTCATCAGGTGGGTTGGTGTCCAGAATCACACAAGGGTGAGTCGGGCCACCCATTGTCTTGGGTGGATAGCGGCCAACACGCTGAGTCAGCATGTCGAACACTTCCTTGGGCACTTCGGACGCTTCGTTAATCCAGCCACCAGTGAGTTCAAGCGAGCGCAGCTTGCCAGTCTCAGAGGCTTTGTCCAAAGCGAGAAACACCACTTCGAGTTCGAGCGCGTTGCCGTCACCACAATCCTTGATTCTGATGGTCGATGTGATGGGTGTGTCCCACTTAATCGGCGCAATGTCAGAGTTGAACCAGTTCTCCCACGTCTTAATCGTGGTGGACTTGAGTTCAGGATAGGTGTTACGGATGACAGCCCAGCGCGCGCGGCGCACTCCGTTGTAAGGAGTCTGTTTCAGCGTGTGGCGCATGATTTCCATGCAGCACGTTGACGACTTGCCGGAACCAACAGGCCCCTTGAGTCCGCGCACAAAGGCTTCGGACTGGTGGAAGTTGGCGGCAACCTTACCCGGAGGTCGGTACTTGATTAGGCTGTTGTTGCTCATCGAATGTGGTGTCTATGAGGAACGTCACCGACTTGGCATCGACCTCGTGTTTGATAGAAGCGAGGTTGGGGACAGTCTTGTCCAACAACATCTCGATGGCTTTGAGTCGCTGGGGAGTCATCTTCACTTTGTTCGTGCCGAGAGCAAAGCCCTCCAACAGAGTGACGAGATTTCCAGTTTGAATCTTTTCGCGCACAGCATCCGCATGTTCAGCCCGAAGCTGTTCACGACGAGCGCTGATAGCTTCCTTGGTTGATTTTTTGGTTGCCATGTTTGACTCGATGAGGAATCGGCAGGGGTGCGCATTCAGCCCTAACAGGCAAAAGAGGCGGAGCCGATTTTTAAAATTTTTGGCTGTGAAGGTAGGCATCGAACCTACGCACACC